GTCATGCTTAAAGCCCTGCTGGGTCGATGCCGTTGTCTTTGAGTCGCTTAATCACCGCGTTGCGGTCAGCGCCTTTGTCGATGGCTGCCTTTGCGCCAGCGATGGCTTGGTCGTCTTTCTTGAGGGAGCTACCGCGTGTCAGGGTCTTCTTGTCTGAGCGCAACATTCGCTGCTCGGTATTCAAGCTGATGCCATTCACGCTATCGCCACCCCTGATGCGCTGAATAACTGAGTCAGCTGCGGCGTCAGGGTTCTTGCTTGCTTGCCAGACTGTGCCAGCCTCAGCAAGCACGCCAGCAAGAATCTCTGGTGTGTATGAGACACCCTGCTCTTTAAAGGATGCTTCGATAACTGACTGCATGCGCTTGCTTGCAGCAACTGGCACTGCCGAAACCTTGGCTGCGCCTCCACCATTGCCCGTCGTAGTCTTTTCGCGACCGTTGACAACATCCCCACCGGCTGTGCCAGGTTGTTGATCTTGGCCAGTGCCGACGGTAGCTCTGCCGCGCACGACATACTGACCGTCTTCGTTTGGCTTGATGCCGTACAACTTACCCTGAGCTGGGCTGACGATCACATCCTGGTTGTTGCCAGCGGTGATGGCTCGGTTGTCGACGCTGTACTTGTTGCGAGCATTGGCTCCACCTTGGCGCATACCTTCTAATGATTGCGCTTCTCTGTTGTCGCGTGCGGAGATGGAGGACTGAGCCTCTGGACTGAGTGCCGTTTGAGTGTTTGGCGACGTGATGCCAGCAAACGGTGCAAATGGCAAAGCGTTTTGAGGATTGGTGCCGGCGGCTCTGCGCTGGTACTCGCTCATGCCCGCAGCCTTTAAAACTTGGTCCAAAGGAATCTTGCGAATTGTTGCCTCTTGAATTGCCGCGGCCATCTTTTCTTGAGCCGACATGCCAGGCACAAACATCGACTGTGGCTCAGGCTGTGGAGGCTGAGTCAGGATGTTGCTGAAATCGACTGGGACGCGATCTTGGTACTGTGGGTTTCGCTGGAGCGGGTCGTCTTTAGGATTGCCACCACTCAAGAACAACTCGGCGATGGCATTCGGGTTTGTCATCATGGCGCTGTTGACGTCACGGTAGCCGCGAGTCTGCTCACGGTACTTGTTGGCATTGGCTATTGCTGCCTCAGCCTGCGCCATATTTTCAGCGGTCGCTGATTCGGCTCGCGGGTCAAGTCCTGGGAACATGGCCGACGCCAAGCCCCCAACAGCGTTACCAATTGATGGGTTACGGTATTGGTAAAAAGGGTTTTGTCTTGTCGCCATATCAATCTCCAACGGCTCTTACGCCGTTAATTCGTAAGCCAACGCCACTGTTTGGATTCAGGCTAAAGTTTCCGCTGTTGGTTTTTGGGAAATCCAACGCGTACTTACTCGGTGCTTCATTTGGCTTTTGCTGATTCATAAGGCCGAGCGTGCTTAGCCCAACAAACAAGTCACCGAGTGCACTTGGTTGAGGTCTCTGGATTTCAGGCTGAAAGAGCTTTCCCTCCTTGGACAATATCTCTGCGCTTGAAGCGCGCTGAGAACCGCTAGAGAAGTTGCGCAACAAAGAGGCCAACGTCCCTTGATCGTTAAGTGCGTAACCCTTGTCGGTCATGGTCTGCCCAAAGGCCTGTGCCGCAGCAAGCCTTGCCGCCTCATCGGAAATGCCTGTGCTCTCAGCAGCCCGAAGCGAGGCCTCCAAGTCTGCTACTGGACCTTTTGCAGCTGGCGCTACCGACGTTGGGCCTTGCTGATTTAAAACAGCTCGGAATGTGTCAGCAATGCTTTTTGACTTTGCACCAATATCTTGCTCGACGTTGGTGAATTGGGCTTTGGAATTTGCAAACGCATCACCAGCGGCGCGCGCCAACATCTGCTGACGAATTACCTCTTGGTCGCGAAGAACTTTTTGTTTCTCAAGAATATCGCGTTGAAATGCAATTTGGTCTTTGAGCTGTTGCGTCTGCTGGCCCAGCATGGCCTTGTAGCTTTTCGCGTCTTGACCTGCGCTGATTGCGCCACCTATCGCACCAATTGCCGACAACTGGGGATTCATTTGTGGTGCTGTTGCCATGATTGCTCCTTAACTTACAACGCGACCGGATTCAGAATTTGCGCCATAAAGGCCAATGCCCGCCCCCGTTGATTTTTGAGACGCGCCAGAAGAGCTTGGGATGCTGGCCGACAAATCTGAAATGAGCTGACCAAGGCTTGCGTACTGAGGGTCAACGCCAACGCCTTGGGCTTGAGCCTCTGCCATAGAGCGAATCAATCCTGGGTCGGCTAGGTTTGCATTCTTTTCAATCAGATTGGCTTTTGCTTGCGCCACCTGTGCGCGTGCCTGAGCGGCATAGGCATTAGCCTGATCGGATATGGCCAGCTTGCTGGTGTCGTATTGACGTTGAAGTTTTGAAAACAACTCGCCACGAATTGATGAATTTAAGTTGCCGCTTCTTGCCAATGCAGAAGTCAATGATCGCTGTTGATCTTTGTACTGCTTATCAAGCGTTGGCATCGCGTAATTGAGATAGCTTTGCGAACGGTTGTTGTAGAAGCTGTCGTCGAACTTGCCAAACAGCGTCGAAATCTCGCCCTGTCCTGCAACAATGTTTGCCTGGCGACGAGCTTCTGCTTCGCGCACTTTCGCAGCCTCAGCCTCAGCAAGCGCAATCCTGTTCTTTTCTGCCTCATTGGCCATGTCGGCCTGGCGCGCAGACTCGTTTAGGGCATCCTTTGCGGATTCCTTCTGTGTGTCTACGGTTGCGCCATAACCACCACCGATGGCGGCTCCAATAGGGCCGCCAACGGCAAAGCCAACAACAGTACCAAGCACAGCGCCGCCGCCAATCTTGATGCCGCCGATCTTGAGATATTCACGCATACCCGTATTCGGGTTGATAGTGCCTGAACCGCCTGCCGCTTTTAAAAGCTCTGACTCTTGCGGATTGACGTGAGCTAGTTCTGTGTCTGTGCCTCTACCCATCTGAGCCAGTGCATCTCCAACACCACCTGATTCGCCGTTCTGCACGCGCAATAAAGCGGCTGCTCTACCAATCTGCTCTGGCGTCATTTGCTCTGGCAGTTGATCTGGCGCAATCTCATCCGATTCAATGAGATAACTGCGCATGGCAGGGTAATGCTGCGGGTTTTGTTCTAGGTAGGAAAACATGTTCCCAAGGAATTGGGTCGTCTCTTCCTCGCCCTGTGCGGAGAAAATATCTGAAATTGAATTGCCCATAGCAAACCTCTTGCATTTGCGTCTGAGCGACTGACGCTTATTCCGCTACGAGATAAGACAGATTGTATGAAATTTGTCTGGTCTTGTCAGATTTTTAACCTTGGTCCCCACCCTCAAAGTGAATAATTAACGACCCGATTTTTGCGTAGCCAGAACCTTGGCTTGTCATCTTCATGGCCAGGTGGGTTGAGCGAACCTGAAAAGCTACATTGGCCTTGCCAAAAGTTGTTTCTTCAACGTAAGCCACCGTCTGCAAGGCCTCAGTGTTTAGTGGGTCTGGTGCGATATCGACCTTCCACAATCCCTGTGATGCCATGTCAAGGCCAGTAAATGTCTTCTTGGTGGCCGCTTGCTTGCCGTCGACGTGGGGCACGAAGGCCACGACCTCAGTGTCGTCGTAGGTTGTTCCATTTTTGCCACCCAGTAGGTAGAGCTTGCCATCATCTCCGCGGCAAAAAAGCCTGCGGCCAACGATGGCCCAGTCTGTCACCGCAAAGCCTGGCTCATAGATTGACCAGGCAGAAACACGTGACGTTGGAAAGTATGAGAACACGTAGCACTTTGAGCCAAGTGCCAGCATATATCGGCCATCGCGTGGCTCAAGTACAGCTCTGCTCTCACGTGCGGTAAGTCGGTCGGCGTTAATGTCGTCTAGGACCATTGTGTCGATTAGGTTGCCAATGTCCGTGGCAAAAGCCGCGTTGGACGAGTCCCTTGCCCGCATCGAACGAATGCCAGACTCCGACAAATAAAACACGTCACTGTCACCAATCTCTTGCACCGACAGTGGTGCGATGGCTCCAGTGTTGTTGAGAACTTGTAGCTGCTGATTTCCAACCGCCTCGACGTCAATAAACCAGACTTGCACAGTGCGCTCAGAAAAGAAGGCAATGTTGTTTTGGTAGTTGGCAATCGAGGTCAGACGCTCAGAACCTTCGGCGTTGCTGGCCAGGTTCAAGAAGCCGGCCTCTTTAGTTGGGTCGTTAGACTCAAGCGGCGAGTCAATGCCAGAGAAGTGCACCAGGTTGGCCGCCGTCGAATACACCTTCGTCTTAGCTGGTTTAGCGTATTCGCCAGGCAGGTAGGTTGATGTGTTCGACCCTGCGGTAAGGTCTGAGCCTCCGGCCAATGATGCGGTTGAAACGTTTGTTGTGACGTTGCCAGTTTTGGTGATGACTAGCGTTTTGCCGTTGTTGGCCACGCCAGCAGTTTGGATGATGACGTTGACTTTGTTGCCAACGGCAAGTGCTCGGTATTCTGGCGCACTTTGATGTTCATTGATGGCGGCGGCAATCAAGGCTGCCGTCGTATTGTTGTTGCCGGTGTGCTTGATTTGATCGCCCATAACGGCAACACCATCGACTGTGATGCTTGTGATGGCGTTATCAACGCCACCACTCAAGTCGGTCACAGACCCAACCGTGAACCCACCAGTTTGGCTGATGGTCAGTGCTAGGCCGTTGAATGCAACACCTGGTACAGCAGCCGTCAGAGTGACAACAGCACCGACCGCGGCAGCTGTAAAGTCAGGGCCTCCCACAAACGAATTGATTGCAGCGGCCAGCGCTGTGGCTGTCGTGGCGTTGTCGCCAGTATGCTGCACCGGCTGCGTCAAGATGGCATAAGTACCAGCTCTGATCGACGTTACCCTATCGCTTGATGAGTTAATGCCACCAGTAACTGTGAAGCTGGCTGTTGCGTTTGTACCACCAGTAGTTCCACCAGTGATTGTGAAGCTGGCACGCGCTCTGGCTTCGATAAATTCTGCGTGGCGTGTGCCGTTGTAGAAGTGGTAGACGGCTCCATCGTCGTACTGAGCGATCACGTATGGCTTGCCGTCAAATGCGCTGACTTGAAGCACCTTGGCCATCGCAGCCCCGCCTGGGTGAACCAGCTGCTGGTAGACCAGATTGGATGGGGAGCCTGCTGGGAAAGTGACTGACGCCACCGAGCCAAATGTGAACAGCGTGCCGCCAACCGCCGCAAGTCCAAACGTGTTGGCTGGCATGCTGATTTGCTCAACAAAGGCAAGCCGTTTCTCAATCTCACCGCCACGTGTGATGTGGCCATTGACCAGGCTTAACAATGAGCCAGGAGCCGACAGTACAGGCATGCGCCTGGTGTCCATTCCTGAGCGAAAGTCCTCGATGGCAAAGTAGGGCATGGCTTAAACCGTTTGAATTGCAATGATCTTTGGGCCTTGTGGCAGCGATAACGGCGCTCCGTCAGACAGTGTGAACGTCTCGCTCTTTGAGTTGCGACCCTTGAGTCTTGCGTAATGCTTTTCAGCCATTTGCAATTTGAGCGCTGCATCGGCGGCCTTCTCGCGAGCCAAAATCTCTGCCGCCGAGTAAAGCACCAAGAGCGTGTCATCCAAGTCGGCAAGGTCGCTCTCTGCTACCAGTTGCCGCAACTTGCGTATGCCATGGATGCGAACCACATTGGCAGGCGGGCTGGCCGTGCCATTCTGTGACGGTACTGGCCAGACCTCAATCTGGCCGTTCTCATATTCTTGCCAGCGCTCGACGGGAAAACCGCGCACACCGCGGTCTGAGTCGTACTGGTCTAGGTTGGCTGCGCTGATACCGTAGCTCATTGGAATCCAGCGGTCGCCGTATTTGAATTCCACCTTCTCGATGCGCTCAAGCGTCAAGTCGTCCGGAATGTTGTAGTAACGCTGTCCGTTTTGAACAACGATTTCGCGATGCACACGCAGAAAAGTCCAGTCATGGTCTTCCCACAGGCGACGCTGTTGGCGCTGGAGCACCTTGATAAGCACATCGCGCATGGCGACGCCCAAGTTGGCCTGCAACGAATGTCCTGCTTCTGCACGAACATCGTCGATTAGTTGACTGAGAGATACGTTGCGGGCCATCTGTCACTCCTTACGCTGCTGCGTCGGGTTTGCTTTCTTCCTGGGGAACTTTCAATTCCTCAGTGGCGCTGGCCTTCTTGGCCTTCGCGGTCTTTGCGACGGTGTTGGAAATCACAAACTCATCGCTGATACCGGCTTCATCCAATGTCTTTGGCAATGGACCAACCGCGCCAAACGTGTCTTTGACGATGCCTTCGGGGCTACGGTAGATAGAGATGAGACGCGAGCGCTCTTCTGTGTTGTCGATCTTTTCATCGGCAACAACTTCAATATTTCGTACAGCGTCTTCGCCGTGGACGCCACGCAAAATGGCAATCTCAGCGACGCTCACACCTTCTTTGTAGACGGTCATGCCAGCATCGCCACCAATGGCGACTGTGCAGTTACAAACTTGCATAATGATTCTCCTGGGTAGTTACGACAAAGGGCCGCCACCTTTCGGTAGCAGCCCATTGCCATCAGCCGATTAGCTGAATTGGTAGACACCGTGGCAGTTCAGCTGGGTAGAAGCCAAGCAGCCGGTGGTTGTGATAGCGCGGTACATCACATACTGGTTGTGAGGACGTGCTGGGCTATGCTTCTTCATCTTCTCGTTTTCCATGTAGTACAAGCACAGCTTGCTGGAGTCGA